GGCACCGCCCATGGCGCCCAGCATCTGCAGGTAGTGCGCGCCGAAGGCTTCCCAGGGCATCTTGCGGTACTCGTCCTGCCAAACGTCTGTCACCAAGTGAGAGGCGTTTTTGAGATTGACGACGTCCGAGTCTGGGTGGTCTAACTCTCCCACTGCACGGCGGTCGCGAACGAGCTTTTTATAGTTCTCAACTTCGCGTTCGAGGACTGGGCGAGGGTATCTTCTGCCGTTGCCATTGCGAGCTTCTGCTCTCTGCATAACGCCAGTAAGAAACGTTTCGCCGTTACGGACCATTTGCTTCTCTGCTTCTGTAAGCAGATCTTCACAAAGACCGTTCGGACACAGTTCATAGTATTCTGTAAGTAAAAATTTAGACATTAAATAACTCCAACTAAAAAACGGGCACAACCCGTCCGAATATATTACCCTTGCAACAGCGCCTTACTGGTTGCAACATCCACTTTTTTGTCCAGCCGTTCATACTTGACTCCTTCATCCCCGATAATTTGGCACAAGATATAACTGGTGCCAGAGGAAAGGCATCCCAACAAAAACCCCGTTAGAATGCTATTATCAAAGATAAATAGTGTTGTATAATCGTTTATTCCCCAAAGAATTAAGCCGACCCAAAAACCGGTGCACATAGGGCAGGACAAAAGTTGCCCCATCCAGCCCTGAGTGGGGCGGATTTGTTCCAATATTTTACCATAAACGAGAATTTGTGTTAAGCCGTAACAACACAAAATAAATGTCAAAAGACCCATTAGACGTTCCAGTATCCTCTCAACTGACCGATGGAGCCCTTCTTTGCGGCTTGAGGAACTTCGCCAAGCTCGGTGGAGTCTTCTTCGTCGGGCTCGGTGAGGTTTTCGATCTCTTCTTCCTTGTAAGCCTGCTCGTACATAAAGTAAGGCTTTTCTTCTTCTAAGAATTTTCCAATGGACATCATGACAACTTTGGTTGCGTCCAGGTCACCAGCTGGTTCAGGCACCTGGGCCTCCATTGAACCATAGACGTTGCCGCCACGGATTGACTCTGGAATAACCACGCCGTGTCTCATGAGGTAATCGAACATACGGTTTTGAGCTGCATACACTGCGTCGCTTTGCATTTGCTTTGCGAATGTGACAACCTTCTTGGTGCCAGGGGCATACACAATGTCAATGTCAATGTGGTCAAAAATCATGATATTGCCGTCGAGGGATCGACGAGCATTCATTTCAAAAGACAAAGTCGGGGACTCTTGCTTCTTGGGCTCTTCAGCCTCTGTGTCTACTTTGATTTCAATAGCCATTATGATTCAACCTCCTTGACAAAGCTCTGAATGTTCAGGATTTGTTCTACTGATTTCTCGTCAATAGGATTCTTGGAGAATTGCTCAAGAAGTTCGTAAACTTTCTTTGTAGATTCTGTCATCTCTTTATCGGAGCTAATCTCTTCTGTTTCTAAAGATTCTTTTACTTTTTCTTTTAATCTCCCGACTTCTTCGTTCATGTACATTTTGAACTCAAGACCATTGTCTGAGAAGGAGGAGATGTATTTTCCAAGCAGCTGCTTCTGTTCTTCAGGAAGAATTTCAGAATACTGCTCGTTGAAGCTTTTAACAAATGTCTTGTAAACAACGCCGTCGACAGACTTCATGTTTTCTGGCTCGGTCTCTTTTGTCATTGTCGCAACAATTGTGTTTTCCATGAGGATTCGCTCTTTAATGTTTGCGTCGCTGTTGAAGATCTGCGAGATTGTGGCAAGGTGTTTGTAGTTGCCAACAAAGTTGGAAAAGACAGACTTGGACAGTCTCTTGTTGATACTGTTGATCAAGGAGGTCTGTTCTGCGAAAAGCTTTTCTTTGTCAATCTTCTGGTGCTGGGTCTTCGCCTCTTGCACGATTCTGATTGCCACGTCTCTATCTTCTGCTGAAGACTCGTTGAGCTCTCTGTAAATATCCAGTTCTTTTCTGAGCTCTGTTCCCTTGGCGAAAGATTTCTTTACGAGAGAGGCAATAGTTGTACGCTTTTCTTCGTCCTTTGCTATGATTGCCTTTGTCATCTCTCGACTCAATGCCTCAAAGATGAAAGCGGTGTTTCTTTTTTTATTGTGCTTAGCCTTCATTTGTCGTCTTCTCCAGTCTATCTTTTTTCGAGAGTGACTCCGCAAATCGTTTCAAATCTTGGTTCACTTGCAAAATCTTGTTCTCATCGTTTTTATAATTAGTCTCTTGACCCTCGAATATTCCGTTTGCCAAACTTGAGAGGTCTTTCAGACCCGGAATAGTATTGGTTGTCGTGTTCTTACCGTAGGAATCGCCGGCGTCAGAGCGCATGTGATATTTTCTGGCGACAGACTTTTTCTTTCCTTCGCCGCGCTTTTTGTAGACTTTTCCTTTTGCGCCAGGTGTTGTATACTTTTCACCGATTGCTGGCTTGTCGCTTCTGCGAGCGGGTGGCGCTGTCAGTAAAGTTTCGTCTTCTTCGGGCTCTTCTGCCGCTGGTTCTTCGGCGGGCTCTTCTGCGTCAAGATCAAAATCATCATCAGGAGCGTCATCGTCTCCCATGTCAATGTCGCCTGTCATACCACCGCCTGTTTCAACGGCTTCGCCGACGGCGTTAAGCTCTGCATCAAGCTTACGGTCAAAAAACATTTCTCGCTGCATTCTGACAATCTCGTCGTCAGTCAAGCCGAACAGCTTGGTTGCAATCCAGCGCTTGCTGAAGTACCCCTCTGCTGCGCCGGAAGCTACGTCAAATTTCGTTCTCCAGTGCTCGAGCTCTTGCAGCTCTGCAATCCTGGAAGGGTTGTTCAGAGACAGACTGAATCCCACCAGGTCGTCGCCTCGGAAGCCAAGGGTGTAGAGGTGGACAACGCCGATCTTCTCGATCTCCGAGAGGACAGCACGCTGCAGTCTCTGAATTGTTCTTGCAAAGCGAATATCTTTCTGAGCCAAGGTTGACTTGTCTTCGTCTGCGCCTTCGCCACGAGAAAGGTAAGACTGAGGCACTTTCAGCGCAGAAAACAATTTATCTCTCAAGTACTTGACGTCGTCAATGTCGCCAGTAAAAGTACCACCGGGGAGGGACTCAATCTTTGAAGTAGAGTCGCCACGGACGGGCATGAAATAATCTTCTTCCACAGAGAGAGGATTGTATCGCAAGTCAACGCGACCAGTGTTTGCGTCAACAACTTGGTTGCGCTTCATTTGAGTCATGACTCTCTGCATGTACTGCTCAACGTCTTGCGGTGCAATATTGCCGACGTCAATGTAAAACACGCGGCGTTCAGGCGAGCGCACAATACGATAAGACATCATTGCGTCTTCGAGAAGTGTAAGCTGTCTCCAGATTCTGCGAGCCGGCTCAAGAACAGAAGTTCCATATGGGCTGTACTTGTCGTTGCCAAGAATGCGGAAGTGAGCAATCTGCCAGTTCTCAAACGTCAATCCACCAGAGTTCCACTGGAACTGTACGTAGTTGGGGTTCGTCGGGTCTTCACCCTCAAGGCGCTCGACCTCTTGAGGTGGCAAGCCAATGCAGCTTTTCACACCCTCTTCTTCGTCAATGTCCAGGTACAAGAAGAAGTCTCCGTACTTGCACATTGTTCTGGACCAGCCGAAAAGGTTGAAATCAATATTCAACGTGTTGTTATACAAGGAGGTCAGAATTGTTTTAATCTCTTCATTCGGGCATTCTATCTTGAGCATTTCCTGCAGCTGGGAGGAAGTTGTCATCTCGTCAGCGTAAATGTCTAAAGAGGAAGCAATCTCTGGAGTGTATTCCATTTGGTCGAAGTCCATATATCTCTCCGCACGGTTTTGGTTCGAGATAGAGTTGGTCTGCATGACGTCAAAAGGATTGTATGTAGATTTCTTAAATTGGCGACCACTGGCTGACTTGAATTGATACTTGTACTTGTCGAGGTCTTTGCGGCGTTGCTGCCGGTACATTTGTGTTCTCCTGTTGACAATAGGTCCGGAGAAAAGTCTGGTCAGCCTTGAAAACAAAGCAGAAGTTGGGTTTCGTGGGTTTTTTGTATTATCAGCCATTTTTTATCCTTTATAGAGCCACATGAAGTCGTGGTACTGTTTCATTGTCTCTTCTTTTTTGGTCGCCTTTTCAATATCCAATGAGTTATTATAACCCACTTGTCCAGGAATTTTAGTACTTATTTTCGTATTTGCAACAATCATAGCATCCAAACAAGCCTTACTGTATTCCACGGACCTGCTATTCGTAAGAATCGCCGTGTCTCTGACCCAGCAAGCAATAGCAAGAGACATAACGAGATCATCGTTGTATCCTCGCATTGCTTCGGGTCTTCCGTTATTCCACACGAATGTTCGCAATTCGCTTATTAGACGCATAGAATACACTTTAAGTAGTTTGTTTCGAATATATTCTTCCAATTTTGCAATGATCAAGGGTCGCGTCTTCATTGAAGTGGTGAAGCCGGGGACAGCTGAGGACTTTGTCTCTGCAACCAACGGGTCCACATACTCGTGCGAGCCCTTGGTGGAATAGTATAGGTTCGGGTACTGAGCATCGATAAGTTTCTCTAAAATGTTGTACCCAATGTTGTTGTTCTCTACGACGAGCATGCAGTTCCCAAACTCTCTACCTGTTGTGTTCAAGAGAGACGCGAACTGCTCAAGGCTTGGCTTGCCTTGGTATTCGGCTGCCACTTCCATTGTCTCGAGCTTTATAATGTTAAATACAGAGAAATCTTTTCCGTCTCCCCGCGCAACGTCGGCAACGAGCAGATAAGTGTTCTCTGGCTTGTACTCTTCCCAAATCCAAAGGTTTCGGTCAAATCCTGTTCTGTATTTTGGATCCGCTGCCTGCTCCTCTAAACTGCCTATGTCGTCGGGGTGAATGACAGATTCGCCAGAAGCCAAAAATGAACATTCTAATTCTTGTGCAATATCCCGGCGGGACATGTTTCTGGTCTCTTTATCAAACCAGGACTTGTCTCTGTCCGGATGAACGTCCCAAGGCAGAGTAGTTGCATGAAAGTCGTTTCTATTTTCGTCGGCGTCAGCGAAGGTCTTGTGGAACCAGTTTCCGACACCGTTAGGAGTGGAAAGAGCAATACAGCGACCACCGGTGGACAGCGTAGGATAAAGACCCATCCACAACTCGTCCAAGCCTTCTACGTGAGCAGCCTCGTCAATGACAAGTAAAGACAACGCTTCCGAACGACCGGCGTCGCCGGAAGTGGAAGAAGCTTTAATCTGCGAACCGTTGGAGAGCTCGAAAGAGGAGCGATTGTCGATTGTAATAGTAGCTGTAGCCATCCAGTCTGGCAAGTTCTTTATAATCTGCTTGACTTTCTTAACGAGGTTGGACGCTGTACCGAACTTCGTCGCGACGACAAGGACGTTCTTTTCCTTGTGGAACATCATTAGCCATGCAATGTAGGCTGCAGAAATTGTGGAAATACCAAGCTGCCGAGCCTTCAAGATCACGTTGAAGCGATGATCCGCGAAATCTCTCAGCAGCTGCGTCTGGAATGGGTACGTGTTGAAAGGGATCTGACCCTTGAGGGGGTGAGAGATCCTTGCATAAGTATTCGTGAAGTAAACGGGATCTTTCCCGCACTTCACGATTTCTTTAATAATCTGTTGTTTGTTTAGCTTGTAGCCAGCCATAGGCACACTCTACTTTTCGTTTGCCTTTGGGGTGATTAAAACATTCTCTGGCTTTTTCGCATTCTTGCCCTGAGCCAAGAAGGACTTGATTGCAGAATCAACAGTTCTCTCTTCGCTTGCGTTTCTGTCGTCAGCTCCTTGAATTTCATACTCGCAGTGAGCCTGAACCCAAGAGCGGATACGAGAAGTAGACTGAACATTACCCATGACCAAGTCACCTTTCTTCTTGAGGCTCAAAGTATCTCCTGTGATCTTTTTATATTCTTTCTTCAAGAACTTTGTCACTTCTTCAATGGAGGTCTCGATGTCTGCCTTCAGCTTATTGTCGGC